GGCCTATCGACAACCGTGCCGTCCATTTGGATCACGATGTGGCAGACCGAACGCAAGCTGGCCGTTGACGTAGCCAAGGCGTGCATTGCTGCGGGCGTGGAGGAGCGCCGTGTGCGCGTCATCGAGCAGCAGGCCACGCATACGGCAATGGTGCTGAGGGCGTTTGCGGAGCGGATGGGCCTGGACCTTGCGAAGCCTGATGTTCGTGCGGCTGTTGAGTCGTCGCTAAGCGTGGTCCGGGAGGCCTGATGAGCGAGTACCGCAAAGCCGTGCTGGCCATGCGCGCGCTGTTCGTCGTCTACGGCGTCGTCATCGTAGGTTCAATCGTCGGTATGGCGCTGCCGCGATGAGCCCAGTACAACGTTTGCTGGAGCGTCTAGCTGGCAGAGTCGAAAAGGCACCACAGCCCACCGCTGGAAACCAGCCGACCTCGGAGGAGCTTCGGCGCACTGCCGACGAGTGCCGCGAGGCCGCGTACGCCAACCTTGAGCGCCTCCGGGTGATCAACCGGTACGCAGTGCAGTTGTCGCCCGCCGACGCCGCGGAGGCACTGCGCAACGCTGCGCACATCCACACGTACGGCGAGCGCGACTACTGCACGTTCTGCGGGCAGAACCGCCCCGATGCCTAGCGATGCGCTTGCTGCCGCAACGCTCGCGCAGCTCTACCCGGTCGCAGCGCCCTACCGCGACGACCTCACCGGCTTCGCTCGAGACGTGCTCGGCGTCCACCTGTGGAGCAAACAACGCGAGCTCGGCGACAAACTCGTCGCCAACAACCGGGTTGCAGCCAGGGCATCCCACGGCGTCGGCAAAACCAAGTTCGGTGGCATCGCCGTCATCTGGTTCCTCACGACGCGCCCCGGCGCCCGCGTCATCACGACTGCGCCAACGTGGGCGCAGGTCCGCGACCTCTTGTGGCGCAGCATCCGCGCCGACGTTCGCAGCGCGCAGGCCGCCGGCAACCTCACGGAGCACCCGCCACCAGACCAAGTGAAGTGGGATCTCCGCGACGACTGGTTCGCTGCGGGCCTCTCCACTGACCAGCCTGAGCGTTTCCAAGGTCATCACGCCGACGACCTATTCCTCGTGGTCGATGAAGCGTCCGGTGTGGATGAGGCGATCTACGAGGCGGCCGAAGGGTTCCTGACGGCTGAGGGCGCGAAGGTGCTGCTGATCGGTAACCCGACGAAGATCGGCGGCACGTTTCATCGTGCGTTTACGACGAGCGCAGACCAGTGGGCGACGGTGGCGATCAGCGTCTTTGACACACCGAACTACACGGGCGAACAGGTGCCTGACGCCGTCGCCCGCGCGCTGCCACGCAAGGAGTGGGCTGAGGAACGCTACGCCGACTGGGGCGAGGATTCGCCGATGGCGGCGGTGCGTGTGCGGGGCGAGTTCCCCACCACCTCCGATCGCAACGTCGTTGACCTCTCCACCGTCGTCAAAGCACAGCAGCGCGAGACGAAAGACTGGCCGGACACGGGCGTCAACGCGAAGGCGCTGATCTCCTGTGACGTGGCGCGGTTCGGCGACGATGAGACGGTGATCGTGGAGCGCCTGGACAACACGGTGCGGATCGTTGAGCACTACACCGGCCAAAGCCTCGTGCACACGGCCGGCAGGGTCGCGCACTGGCTTGACAAGCACCGTGAGGACACGCGCCGCTGCATCGTGGACGACACGGGCCTTGGCGGCGGCGTCACCGACATGCTCAGGTCAATGGGGTATGCCGTGGAGGCGTTCAACGGCGGTGAGCGTGCCCACCAACCACAGCACTTCCCGAACCGGCGCAGCGAGGCGTGGTTTGCTGCGGCCAGCCAGCTGCCGTACGTTGACCTGGACGACGACGACCGTCTTGCTGCGGATCTCACGGGACCTGAGTACCGGTACAACACGGCGATGCAGCGGGTGGTGGAAGCGAAGGCGGACACGAAGAAGCGCCTGGGTCGTTCGCCTGACCGTGGGGATGCGGTGGTGATGGCGCTCAGCGTGCAGCTCTCGTCGTTCAAGGATGACGCTGAGGACGCGCGGGCCGCTGCGGCTGCGCGGGCCAATGCTCCGCGGGCGTTGACGGCGGGCCTGCTTGGGCCGGGAGCACGCAAGCTGTAGTCGACCGCGGCCACGGTTACGCTTGCATGGCTCCGTTGGTCGGACATCGCCTGCGCCCCGCTCTCCGGCGGGGCGTTGTGCGTCCAGGGCGTCCCGCCGACCCCGTCGTCACGCTTGCTGGTGGCTGAGCGGTCGACGCGTGAGCGCGGCACACATGAGCGCGTCGACCGGCTCGCCTTTACGCTTGGCACGGTCTGCTTGACGTAGCGTCCGCTGTGGGGTGCAACCTGTAGGGCGTGTCACGCCTAACCGCCCCGCCCAAACTCCTGATCGCCAAGCTGCTCGCGGTCTGGCGAGCCGAGCCGCTGCAAGTCATCGGCTTCATCGTCTCGGCGATCGTCTTCACCGCCAAGTTGTTCGGGGTGATCCTGCCCGCGACGACCGTGCAGGCGTACGTGGCGCCGCTCGTGCCGTACGTGTTCCTGCTGCTCGCACGGCTCGTGTCCGGCGTCTACTCGCCGGCAAGCGTCGCGAAGCTGACGGCCAGGCCCGAGCCCACGACCCGCGACGAGTTCGTCAAGCGACTAGCCGCGGAGGCACCGCACTGGGTCACGACCGGCCCTGACGGCGGCGTAGTCACAACACACGAGTTCGTGCTGCCGAAGGTGAAGCCGACTGAGGACGACGGCCTCGACAAGCCACCGACGTTCCCGAAGAAAGCCACGAAACGCACGGGCTCACAGGACCAGGGCGAAAGCGCCGCCGCGCGCAAGGGGATCAAGTAATGAGCACCGTCCTCAGCAAGCCGTCCGGCCTGTCCGCCGAGCACCTGCACACCGCGCACAAGCGCATCGAGCACACGTTGAGCCTCGCGCTCGACCTCAGCGGCGAGATGAACTACACGCAGGGTCCGGGCCGCTGGTCCGGCATCACCGACCACCGTCGCGCCTACAAGGGTCAGGTTCCGATCGACTCGGACTGCTCGGCGTTCGCCACGTGGGTGTGGTGGGACGCCACGCTGCGCTGGCACCCCAAGGACTTCATCAACGGACAGGCGTGGAAGGCCGGCTACACCGGGACGATGGTGGCGCGCGGCCTGATCGTGCCGAAGCCGACCCTGCCCGGTGACCTCGTGATCTACGGCACGGGCGTGAACAACACGCAGCACGTCGCCGTTGGCGTCGGCGACGGCAAGCACGTTGTCGGGCACGGTTCGCCGGGCGCTCACTTCAGCGAGTGGGACTACCGGCCCGTCGTGCGTGTGGTGCGCCCCCGATGAGCAAGGCCAAGCGGATCAAGGCGCTTGAACGGCGCGTAGCGGAGCTGGAGTTCTGGGGGACGCACAGCACCGATCACACATTGCCGATCAGCGCCGAGTCCGCCCGGTCGGTTGTCGCCAGGCGCCTCGGCAAGCGTTACGAATGCACGCTCCTTACGGGGAGCGGCGGGGACTTCGACGTACGGGTGCGCGACACCAAGGGCGAAGAGTTCGACGTGATGCTTATCCCGTTCTTCGGGCTGGTGACTGTGTTCCGTGCGACCGATCAGGCCGACTCAGCCCGCGCGCAGTTCAAGGCGGCTCGCAGGCTGCGGGCATCACGCGGCTGCATCGAGCCGCTTGGCCACCACAACGGCACCGTCTGCTGCTGCACGCCCGCTGAAAACAAGGCGAACGTCTGATGGCCGACGAACTGGACGCAGCGAAGGCGGCTATCGGCCGCGCCGCAAAGACCCTCGCCGACGGCATCGCCCGCGGCAACGTGACGCAGAACATGCTTGACCGCGCTGACGCCCTGGTGCAGGTTGCCGACGCCGTGAACCGGGTGGCACACGGTCCCAACGGCGGCCAGTCGACGTACCGCGACGTGACGACGCAAGACCGTCCGGCTGGTTTCTAGTGCTGCGCCGTCTCTTCGCGCTCGCCGGCTGGCGGGTCTACCGCTGCGGCGGCGCAGTGTTCTTCGTCAAGGACGGCAAGTAGATGAGTTGGCTCGACACGATCCGCGAATGGTCGGCCGTTACCGCCGCAGCAGCGCCAGCCAAAGAAAAGCCGGAGGCAGGCGTCATCGGCGGCGTCCTCCCAACATGGGAAACCGGGCAAGGTGCCACGGGCCTCGCGTCCTACGTTGACGTTCACGACCCGGTACCCGAGCTCAACCACCCGGAATCCCTCGACACGTACCGCGAGATGACGCTCTCTCCGGTGCTGCGCTCGCTGCTGCTATCGACGCGCCTCCCGATCATGGGGTGGACGTACTTCGTCAACCCCGGCAATGCGGCAGAGTCAACAACCGCCCGCGTCGCCGCGAACTTCGGGCTTCCGATTCATGCGGACGGCGAGATTCCCGGTGACCGGGCAGGCATCGACTTCCACGAGCACCTGGACAAGGCACTGGACTCAAGGCTCCAGGACGGTCACGCCTACTTCGAGATCATCGTCAGCGAACGCGTTGGTGGCGAGTTCGATGGCGCGTTCTGGATCGATGAGCTGCAGCAGCGCCCGCCGCGCACCATCAGCGGCATCAAGGTTGCCCAGGACGGGTCGCTCGAGCACATCTACCAGTACGGGTTCGGCGCGTTCGGCTCAACCACGGGCATCGAAACGATCCCGGCCGCGAAACTCCTGGCGTACGTCAACGAACCCCAGCCGGGCGACTGGTATGGGGCGCCGATCTTCCGGCCGCTGTATGAGTCGTGGTACCTGCGCAAGCTCGCGGTGCGCCTCGCTGCGGTGAAGGACGAGACGAACGCCCGCGGCGTCCCGAAGGCCGTGCGGACCATTGACCGACCAACGACACCGGATGAGAACGCGGCGGTTGACGACATCCTCGCGAGGTTCAACGCCGGTGAGGGCGCCGGCCTGCGGATGCCGTACGGGTGGGATATGGAGTTGATGGGGACGACGGGCACCACGTCGTCGCCGATCGACACCGCCCGCTACCACGACGAGAAGCTGGTCAACGGCTTCATGTCGATGGTGCAGTCGCTCGGTCAAACGCAAACTGGCAGCCGCGCGCTCGGCGACACATTCGAGGGCATGTGGATGCTGTTCTTGCAGTCGGTCGTCAAAGGGGTTCTCACCGAGTTCAACGCGCTGATTCGCCGCTACGTCGACTGGACGGAAGGCCCGGACGCTCCGGCGCCAACGATCTGCTTTGACAACGCTGATGACCCGGAGTGGACGCTGAAGGATCTGGCGTACGCGGTGGAGTCCAAGATGCTGCAGGTGGACGACGGCCTGCGCAAGGCGATCCGGTCGCGTGCCGGGCTGCCGCCCGTTGACCCTGCGACGGTCGTTGAGGACACGCCCGTCACGCCACCGAAGACCAGTCCGCCGGTTGGCGCGAGTGCCCCGCCCGCGGACGTGCTGGCGAACGGCAAGACGATCCCGCCCGGTGAGCCCGTAGCGAATGTGAGTGCTGCTGCCGGCGGCACCTTTCGCCCGGTCACCGAGATCGAAGCGGCCGCGGGCCTAGACCCGGGCAAGCTCGACAAGCCGTGGCAGGCCGCGAAGGCGAAGCTGATCGCTGACCTGCAGGGGCCGCGTGCTGCTGTCT